AACTAAACAAAAAAAAAGAAAAAAGCACATTAGCTAAAATATGGGAATTTGTATCTACTGGAACTGCAAGACCAAATGCAAAAAGTGAACAAGATGAAGTAGTTGGTGCTGCTGCATTTAAAGTAAGATACCAATATGCACCATTACAAGATACCTTTGATAGTGGTAAAAATGTATCAAGAGATTTTTGTAAAACAATGGTACAAGCAAAAAAAATATATAGAAAAGAAGATATAGAACAAATGGGTGATAGGGCAGTCAATCCAGGTTGGGGTGCAAGGGGTGCTGATACTTATTCTATATGGTTACATAAAGGTGGTAAAACTAATTTATATAAAGGTGGTGGTGCTTGCCATCATTTTTGGATGCGTAAAACATATATGTATACAATAGATAGTAAAAGGATTGATATTGATAGTCCATTAGCACCTACAATTAGTGTAAACAAGGCAATAGCTGCTGGGTTTAAACCAGAAAAAAACGATTCATTGGTAGCAAAAAGACCAATAGATATGCCCAACGAGGGGTTTTTACCAAGTAATAAAAGAAGATAGATGGCTACAACTTTATTTATAAATAGAACTGATTTAGTAAGAAACTCGATACTTTCTGGTTCAGTAGATACTGATCGTTTTATTCAGTTTGTTAAGATTGCACAAGAAATAGATGTGCAACAAATAATGGGAACTAAAATGTACGATGGTTTAACTGCTGCAATACCTAATATTGATTTACCAGCTAATGCAAGATGGAAAACAGTTTTAGATGATTATATAGCACCAATGTTAATATGGTATGCACAATCTAACTATATGCCTTTTGCAGCGTATCAAATAAAAAATGGTGGGGTGTTTAAACATACATCAGAAAATTCACAATCAGTTGATAAAAACGAAATAGATTTTTTAGTAGAAAAAGCACGTACAAACGCTGAATGGTATAGTAGAAGATTTATTGACTTTATGAGTTTTAACCAAACTACATATCCAGAATACACAAGTAATATAAATGATGATATATACCCAAGTAATGATGCAACTTTTAATGGGTGGGTATTATGATTTATAAACCGAAAAAAGCAAACATAGAAAAACTAAAAACCTTTTTAAAAAGGGTTAAAATAAAAAACAAAAAATAGTATGGCAACTTTATTTAATACTAAAATATCTGATACTTATGAGGGGTTAATAAAAACATCTAATAATGGTGTAATAGGTGCAGTAGAACAAAATTTAACAGATGGTTTAGGTAACGCATCAACTTTAAGTATAGGTACATCATCAGCAAGTTTTACTGGAACTTTAGATTTAACAAACGCAACTGTAGTTGGGTTACCAAGTGGTGCAGTTGATAGTGTAAACGGGCAAACGGGTGTTGTTGTTCTTACAACTACAAATATAGCAGAGGGTACAAATTTATATTTTACTGATGCAAGGGTAGAATCAAATAGTGCAGTTGCTTTAAATACTGCAAAAGTTTCTTTTCCAGAAGCACCAACCGATGGTCAACAGTATGCAAGACAATCGCAAGGTTGGTCAGTTGTAAGTGGTGGTGGTGCAGTTGATAGTGTAAACGGGCAAACTGGTGTTGTGGTACTTGATACAGATGATATTACAGAGGGTGCAACAAATTTGTATTACACCGATGCAAGAGTTGATGCAAACAGTAATGTTGTAGCAAATACTGCAAAAGTTGGAATTACTACATCACAATCTGATGCTATTGTTTTAAATACTGCAAAGGTTGGTATCACACCAACACAAGCAAATGAAATATCTGCTAATACATTAAAGGTAGGAATAACCACACAACAAGCTACTGATATTACAAATAACAACGCTAAAATATCTTTTGATAGTGCTTCAAGTACAAAGTTAAATGGTATTGAAGCTGGTGCAGAAGTTAATACAGTAGATAGCGTAAATGGTTTAACTGGTGCAGTTTCTTTAGGGTTGCTTGATTTAGATGATGTAGGTGTTGATGGATCAAATGGTCAAGTATTAACAACTAATGGTAGTGGTAGTTTTACTTTTACTACTGTTGCTGCTGGTGGTGCAGTTGATTCTGTTAATGGTCAAACTGGTACAGTTACGCTTGATACTGATGATATAAGTGAGGGTGCAACTAATTTATACTATACTGAAGCAAGAGTTACTGCAAATAGTAGTGTAACAGCAAATACAGCTAAAGTAGGCATAACATCTCAACAAGCTACAGACATAACTAACAATAATGCAAAGGTAGGTATCACAACGCAACAAGCAAGCGATATAACAGCGAATAATAATAAAGTAGGCATAACTACTGCACAAGCTAATGAAATAGCAGCAAACACGCTTAAAGTTGGTATAACAACGCAACAAGCATCTGATATAACTACAAATAATAGTAAGGTAGGTATTACTACTCAACAAGCAAGTGATATTACTGCAAACAACGCTAAAATTTCATTTGATAGTACATCTTCAACAAAACTTGCTGGAATTGAAACTGGTGCAGAAGTAAATACTATTGATAGTATTGTAAGTGGTGAACCAACTGGTTCAGACCAAGTTATAAATGTAGTTAGTTTAACACAAGCAGAATATGATGCTGGTACACCAGTAGCAACAACTTTTTATATAATTACTTAATATGGCAATAAAGTTAGGAAGTACAGATATAAGCAAATTATATTTAGGTAGTACAGAAGTTACAAAAGCATATTTAGGAAGTACACAAGTATATCCAGTAGCAACTGCAAACCCATTTGAATTTCGTGTTACAATACCAAGTAATGGTTATGCTTTATCATTACCATATAATTCAATTGGTACATATAGTGGTACTATTGATTTTGGTGATGGTAGTGCATCTGTAACAAATAGTTTTGCAAATAGATCACATACCTACGCAACTGCTGGTGATTATAATATAAAAATTGATGGTGAATGTTCAAGATTCCAATACCAATCACACCCAGATAGATTATTAGTAAAAGAAATTTTATCGTGGGGTATTTATAGTTTTGATGTAATAAACTTTAATGGTTGTAAAAATTTAATTGGTGGTGCAAATTGTTTAGATGTTATAAACTTAAATACAACATCATTATTTCAACTGTTTTACGATTGTGAAAATATGGTATCAATACAATTTATGGAAGATTGGGATGTAAGTGGTATAACAAGTTTCTTTGGAATATTTTATGATAACAATTTATTTAATCAAAATTTAACTGGTTGGAATACATCAAGTGCAACCGATTTAAGTGATTTATTTAGAAATGCTGCTATATATAATCAACCAGTAAATAGTTTTGATGTGAGTAATGTAACAAGTTTAAGACAAACTTTTGCATCATCATCATTTAATCAATCGTTATCTTCTTGGGATGTTTCAAATGTTACAACTTTACAAACTACTTTTTACGGATCACCTTTTAACCAACCAATTAATAATTGGGATGTGAGTAGTGTAACTAATATGTTTTTTACTTTTTATAATACACCTTTTAACCAACCATTAAATAACTGGAATACATCAAGTGTAACTACTATGCGAAGAATGTTTAGTTCTAATAGAGTTTTTAATCAAGACATTAGTTCTTGGGATGTGAGTAATGTAACTAATATGGAACAAATGTTTAGAACATCTATTGATTTTAACCAAGATTTAAGTGCTTGGGATTTATCTTCTGTTACTAATATGTCTAATTTTATGACTAACAAATCTGATGCAAATTTTAGTGCTGCAAATTGTGATGCTATTTTTGAAGCGTGTGTTAATGGTGGACAATCAAATGTTACTTTAGGAATGGGAACTATTAAATATTCAAGTGCTGGTGCAACTGATAGAGCAACACTTATCAGTAGAGGTTGGACTATAACAGATGGTGGACAAGTTTAAAATATATATATGATAAATTCAATAAAATTCCCAACGCAAACAAAATGGTTTATAACTTACACAGATAAAGATGTAATTGTATCTTATGGTGAAGTAACACCAGAACAAGAAATGGAAACTGGGCAACCTATTATGAATGTTTACGATAACGAAGAAGAATGGTTAGAGGTTTTAATTGAAAATGGCATTGATCCATACCCAGAAGAAATAGTTATTTAATTTGTATATTTACATATAATTTAAAAAATATATAAAATGTCAAAAATCACAAAAGAAGAATTAACATTATTACAAGAACAAGACCAAAGAAAAAGAGCAATTTTAAATGATATGGGTTTACTGCAAACACAAATACATACATTAAGTCATTTATTTGCACAACTTAATCAAGAAATTGAAGATAATAAAAAGGTACTTGAAGATAAATATGGTGAAGTAAATATTGAATTATCTGATGGTAGTATAAAACCAGTAGAAGATGGAAAAAATAAGTGAACATATAAGCTATAAAGAAGCAACATATTCAAATACTGCAAATAAATTAGGTATTGAAAACGAACCTAATGATAAGCAACTTAAATGTATGCAAACAGTTGCAGAAAAAGTTTTTGAACCATTACGTGAATGGGTGGATTGCCCTATAAAAGTAAATAGTTTTTTTAGATCAAAAGATTTAAATACTGCAATTAAAGGTAGTTCAACAAGTAGTCATTTAAAAGGTCAAGCAATAGACATTACAAGTATGACTTGTGATAAAGATGATTGCAAAACAAATTTAGATATGTTTCATTACATAAAAGATAATTTAGACTTTGACCAGCTTATATGGGAATTTGGTTCAACACCAAAATGGTTGCACGTTTCTTATGTATCTAAAAAGAAAAATAGAAAACAAGTTTTGGTTATTAAAAGACCAAACAAATATTATACTTATAAAGATTAAATTATGAAAGTAGGTAAATACGAATTTGATACTTTAGAAGCATACGAAGATGCAATAGCAGATATTGATGCTATAAAAAATAGAATAGTTGTATTAGGTTTTAGTGATGAAAAATATAGGGTAGATGTTTTATGGGATGGTGAAGAATCACACCCTACTAAATGGCTACCTTTTGCTATTGATATTGATAACGAGGGGGTACATTATTTTCACGATTACCCATATTTAGAAAACAAGTTTTAAGATGCCAATACCAAAGAAAAAACAAGGTGAAAGCCAAAGTGATTTTATGATCCGATGCGTACCACAATTAATGCAAGAGTACGAAAAATCACAAGCTATTGCAATTTGTTATGATTCATTTAAAAATGTAAAATTAAACGAAGTAGAACTTGAAACCTATAATGACTACCCTAAAGGTGCAAAAAGTAATGCAAAAAAAGCAATAGCATATAAAGAAAAAAACGGAAGTAGTTGTGGTACACAAGTTGGGTGGACAAGAGCAAGACAATTAGCCAATGGTGAAAATTTATCACGTGATACAATAGCAAGAATGGCATCATTTAAAAGGCATCAACAACATAAAGATGTACCATATTCTGATGGGTGTGGTGGTATTATGTGGGATGCTTGGGGTGGTTCAGCTGGTATAAATTGGGCAATTAATAAACTAAAACAAATAGATAAGAAATGATAACAGATTTTAAAACATTACTTATAAACATAGGAGCGTTTGGTATTTCAATGACAAATATAGATATAGCATTAAAAATTATACTTGTACTTGTAACAATAGGTTACACATTACAAAAGTGGTATTTACTTAATAAAAAGAAGTAATGCCAAAAAAAAAGTTTAAAGATACAAGAGTAGGCAAGTTTCTGGTAAAAGCAGCACCAAATATTTTAGGTGTTGCAAGTGAATTATTACCTGATGCTGGAGTACTTGGTATGGTTAAACAACTTATTTCAAATGATAGCGAATTACCACCTAAAGACAAAGAAGAAGCATTAAAACTTATTGAACTTGATATAGTAGAAGCACAAGAGGTTAGTAAAAGATGGACTGCTGATATGGCTTCTGATAGTTATTTAAGTAAGAACACAAGACCAATGACTTTGATATTTCTTACTGTATCTATGATACTTTTAATTGTACTTGATTCTTTAGATATTGATTTTGGTGTAAATACTGAATGGATAGAACTACTTAAAAGCCTTTTAATAACTGTTTATGTTGCTTACTTTGGATCAAGGGGTGTAGAAAAATTTAAATACATATCCCAAAAAAAATAGAATATATTGCCAAAATCATTACATTTTTATTAATTATATATTTCTTTAGATATATATTTATATTTATTTATATTTGTTATAGAATATATTTTGGTATTTATTTTTAGATAGATAAAATACTAAATTATAAAAAATTCAAAGTTATTACATTTTTTTTAAAAATCAAAAACAAATATTATGAATGAAACAAAATGTTTAAAAATTAGAAAAGAACACTATATGCTATCAATAAGGGGTGTTGTAGTTGGTGAATTTGAATTAAGTGAATTAAGGCATTTAATGGAAGTTATAGATAATGCCATCTAAAACAATACCTAAAAGCAAAAAAAAACCAAGTAGAAGTAAACTTGTTAAAAAGCTGGATGCAGTATTTAGTCAATACATAAGGTTAAAAGATTCAGTAGATGGTTACGCAACTTGTTTTACTTGTGGTAAAAAAGACCATTGGAAGAAATTACAGAACGGACATTTTCAAAGCAGAAAACATTATGCTACAAGATGGGATGAACAGAATTGCCAAGTGCAATGTGCAGGGTGTAATGTGTTTCGATATGGTGAACAATTTTTATTTGCAAAGTATTTAGATGAAAGGTTTTATGCTGGGTTATCTGATGAACTATATATTAAGTCAAAACAGATTGTTAAGTTTACAAATTCAGAAATAGAAGAAATGATTTTAAAATATAAAAAGTTGGTAGATAGTATGTAAAACAGTATCTTTGTTTTAGTTTGTTTTGTTATGTTTAAATTGGGTTGCAGAAATGTAGCCCTTTTTTTTGTTTATCAACAGAAATGTTTATACCTTTACGATTATTAATTTTAAAACAAAACAAATGGTAAACACAAATTTTAGTAACCAAACTACAAATCAACTACTTACTGAATACCAGTATAGGGTTGAAGCCTTACAAAACAAGATAGAAGAATTAAAGGCAATTCTACAAGTAAACAATTTAATATAACATAATGGAAAGAAACAAATTAGTTGAGTTATACAAAAAGTATAATTTAGAAAAAACAGATGTATTTAAACACCAACACTATGTAATTATTACAAGGCAAGGTATTGAGAAAATACAAGCACAAGAACAAATCAAAATTAAATTTGATGTAATAAAATGCGAACCTAACTTTGCAGTTGTAAAAGCAGTAAATGAAAACATTGAAACTTTTGGATCTGCTTATAAAGGTGCAAGTTTTAAAGAGGGTAATACCAATAGTTGGTACGTAATGGAAATGGCAGAGAAACGTGCATTGTCAAGAGCAGTACTAAAACTAACTGGGTTTTACGAACTTGGTGTATTTGGTGAAGATGAAAGCGAAGATTTCAAAAAAAAGAATATTAACTAAATTTATATATATATGAGTACATTAATCAATGGTTCAATTAGAGTAGATAAACTACCAAAAGAAAAGTTTATCAAAGGAAAAGATGGTGCAGTTTATTACAACTTTACTATTTCAGTACAAGATGAAACACGATACGGTAACAACGTAGCGTTTATGGATTCACAAACAAAAGAAGAACGAGATGCTAAAATGCCAAAAAACTATTTAGGTAATGGCAAAGTAGTTTGGACTGATGGAACTGTTACATTAGCAGAACGTGAAGAAAAGCAACTTGAAGTTGCAGTAGATGAACAAAGTGGTGATTTACCATTTTAAATTTAAAAGGGTGTTATTAATTTAATGCCCTTTTTTTTATATCTTTATAGAAAAATAATATATGACTAAACAACAACAAACTGAACACAATATGTTAATGGACTTTATCGAACACGATTGTAAAGTAGACATTAACGAAAAAATAGACTATCCACCAGTAGCATTAAGTTATGGTGAAAAATTATTAAAATCTGAAAGTGGTGATAAATTAGTACCTATTGCTTTAGGAACTTATGGGAACTTATCAGTAGTTACAGCACCACCAAAAACTATGAAAACATTTTTTATTTCTTTATTAGCATCAGTATATTTAAGTGGTACAAATATATATGGTGGTAACTTAAAAGGGCATAAAGGTAATGGTCATCTTTTACACATAGATACCGAACAAGGCTTATGGCATTGTCAAAAGGTATTTAAAAGACCGTTAACAATGGATTCAAGTATAAACACAAATAACTACCATACATTTGGTTTAAGGTCAATAGACCACAAAATGCGAATAGATTTTATAGATTACTATTTAGAAAACAAAATAGATAAACCAAGTTTAATAATAATAGATGGCATTGCTGATTTATGTAGTGATGCAAATGCAATAGTAGAATCAAATGCTTTAGTACAAAAACTAATGGAATGGAGTGCTAAATACAAATGCCATATTATAAATGTTATCCACCAAAACTATGGTAGTCAAAAATTAGGTACTGGGCATTTAGGAAGTTTTTTAGAAAAGAAAGCTGAAACAGTTATAGCATTAGAAGCAAATACAGTAAACAAAGATTGGGTAACAGTTAAGTGTGGTAGGTCAAGGGGTTATTCATTTGATACATTTTCTTTTGAAGTTAATGATGTAGGTTTACCACAAATAGTAAATAATATTTATGATCCTTTAGCGTAATGGTAGAAAAAACAATGGTATTAATTGCTGAAAAGCACAAAACCTGGATAGAAATAGTTGCCAGCTTTGGTTGCCCAAAAGAAACATCAGAAGATATAGTACAAGAAATGTATATTAAGATACATAAAAAACTAAATAAAGGTTTAGATATTATGTACAATGATGAGGTAAACTACTACTACATATTTAAAACATTAAGAACATTGTTTTACGATTTAAAACGCAAGGAAAAAAACATTACTATTATTAATATTGAAGATGTAGATATTGATAAGTCTATTTCAGATATTGATTATGATAAGGCATACGCAATTATAAAAAAAGAATTAGATAATATGTTTTGGTATGATAGGAAAGTATTTGAAATAATTAATAGTGGTGAAAGCATAGCAGAATTTAGTAGAAAATCATACATACAATACTATTCATTGTATAATACTTACAACAAAGTAAAAGATAAACTAAAGAAACTGCTATGATACAAAAATTAAAATTTGGTATGGTTTACACATTAACCTATGAAGATATGTCAATTATTGAAGAAATGGCAAAGAACTTTGAAGCACAAAATGATAATGGTTACTTTGAAAAAAATTTTAAAATTGACAAAAATATGAAGCAAAGAGAAATGACAATTAATGGTTTTGGTGCTGAACTTGCTTTTTGTAGATTATGTGGAATTAATTTTGATGATTCAGTTGAAACATTTAAAAATTATTTTATTCAAGATGATGCAGTATTAAAAAATGGTAAACGTATTGATGTTAAAAACACTATATATAAATATGGTAGATTAGCAATATCACCGAACAAAGCAAAACATATTGTAGATGGTTACGCATTAATGATTGGTGAATATCCAACTTTTACTTTTAAAGGCTGGGCAACCTATGATGAAATAATAAATGAAAAGAATTTTAAAACATTACCAAAAAGACATTATAAGTCTTATATATTAGAACAACATCAACTTAATAAAGAATTAATAATAATATGAAATTAGGAAA